CAATATGTTCAATAAGTGGAAGCATACATTCTTTTGTTGTATAACCATTACATTCAAATTCAATGATATGATTAACTTTGTTATAATCTTTAATAGTTTGATCTGTTGGTTTTAAAAATGTAATTATATTTTTTGTTTCTGCAGGAGAGAATTCAAATAACAGTCTTGTTGATATCATTTTTTCTCCTTAGCTTTTTTACATTCAATTTCCATCTTTTTTAAACGAGTATAATATGTCGAACATTCCGAAGCTAGATGATCTTTTGCAATCGCTTTTGCAATTTCTGGATCATCAGTATGCTCCATTTCGGTTTTTATACCCAATTGTAATTGAGCCTGGTTAAATTCACTATCGGGAATATGACTATGTCGACCAACTTGTTGTGTTTGACTATCTATTTTTGTCAAACTAATATTCGGGTTAATAAATATATTCTTCATAGATATCATGATTTTGACCTCGGCAGATTTGTGATCTTTACAAAGAGTTTATAAAGATTCAGTACATTATTTGAATAACTTATTTAATCTCTTAACATATTTATCCAAAATTTTAATCAATGACATCAATTTGTTTTGGTATTTCAATCGTTGTCTATGCTCTAATTTCAATTCTTTTAATTGTCTAACATAAACAACTAAATGGTATAATGGTCGGAGATCTTCAGATAAGTTTTTATAGAATTTTGTTGAAAATATATTATTTATATTTTCAAATTTAACTTCATAAACAGCATCTTTAACTAATTTGTAAAACATACTAGCTGATTTATATTTCTCTTCAAACATTGATAACGATAAAGTAAATGCCCAGTTTGATATTTCTGCTGGAGATAAAAAATAATTTAGTTCTTGTTTCATATCATATAAATTATGTATATTTATATCATATTTTAGAGGTTCTGTAATGAATTGTTTTAATTTATTACTTGATGAATAGTTTGTAATATAATGACTCAATTCATGCAATGTAATGTAAATAATTTCTTTTTCTTTTGTGTTTGAAGTGAAACTAATACATATTACATTTCCTTCTAGACGACCATGTGTCGGTTGAGTATCGTCTTGTGTTATATCTATATGTATTCCATTTTTTTGACAAAAATTATGTATTTTATCAATTAATACATCTTTATTCTTTTCAGTATATATTAAATTTGAACCAAATATTTTAAAAAAATGATCAATTAATGTTTCATTTAGAATAATGTCATTATGTACACTATATGTCATTGGTCCGTTGCATATTACTTTCGTTCTATAAAAGTTTTGTCGATTACTTAACATATTAGAATATCCTTGTTTAATAACTATCGGCTTAACATTCCCAAACCGTGTAGAAAGTCTTGAAACAATAGATTCAGTGTTATCCATTTTGGCCTCGGCAGATTTATGATTAGTTAAAGAGTGTACAAAGATTCAGTAAGTAAAAATAAACCTCTTCCCGTTAATAAGTTATGTGTACAAAATTTATAAAAACGAACGACGGGTAATTAATATTATTTCGTAGGTTTTTCAGACTCTTGACTATCTTTAATAGGTTCTTTCTCAGCTAACGGAGATTCTTTTTTATTAATCGATTTATATAAAACTTGTCCAGTTCGATCAGCTAGTTTACCAACACCAGACAATCCAAGTCCAACACCAGAGCCAATACCAACCAACCCAACACCTACTCCAGAACCAATCAATTTCCCAGATTGTTTCAAAGTAGATTTAGTATTAGTCGATAGTTCAAACAATTGAGAAGTTGATAGCATATCACAAGTCTCCAAAAATTAAGCAGTTGTCATAGCAACATAATCAATAGTGACTGATGTTGTTGTACTTGGATTAGTTACAATAATGTCTACTGCATCTCCATTATGAAGAAATGCCGTTGCACCTGTTTGTGCATCTCCACCAGAGTTTATTTTATATGTAATTGCTGCATTCGCAACAAGAAAAACATAATTCTGTGCTGTACAAAGGACAACATCAGCGGCACTTGCAGCAAGTGTCTTCTTTCCACTAATATAACCTTCTGGAATTGCCGAAAGAGCTTCATTAATAAATCGAGTAGTTACAGAAGTATCTGCATCAACATAACTAATCGCAACCGTTGTATTAAATGAATCGGACATAATATTTACCTATTTTAATTAGATAAGTGTTAAAAAACATATTAACTTAATTATTTATATATAAATTTTGATTTTAAATCTGTTCTACTTTGATCTACTATCAATAACATCAAACATTCCTGTTATTGGTTCTTCAATATTTTCAATATCCGATTCTTCAACAACGGGAACAGTAGTTTCAATTGGTTTATCTTGAATAATTGGTTTAACCATCCCTGGGGATTGAAAATGTTCTGTGATTTTATTTAAATAGTCAGTATTATCTTCTATTGGTTCAGTTGGAATTGATTGTGTTACTGGAGGATGCACAACTGGTGGGGCTGGAGTTAGTAAACGTTGACTATCATCAGACACAGTAGGGTATACTCGATTCATTTTATTAATCTCATCACTTATTTTAATCGGTTTATCGAGAGCATCCATGACACTTTGGAATAATGGAATCTGATAAGCTGTTAACTTACATGTTGGAAGAATTTTCTTAAGAAAGTATGCTTCGTTCTTTGTTAATTTAAATAATTTTTCGTTTGCCATTTTTGCTTCTCCTTTTTTGGTTGTTTACTATTTTTCGTTTAAAACATTAGACATTATATCTATTTCGTCTGGAGTAAATTTTTTCTGTAGTTTAAATTCTAACTCTGTCATTAATTTTAATCCTTTATTTGTTACAGTACTAGATATATATTTATTATATAAATCGTTTAGTTGTTTTACTTCAGTATCATTTAATTTATTTTTGATTTGTTTTTTTAATTCTTCCATTTGTTTTTGCTTGTTAATAAAGAAATAAACTCCAACCAACGGGACCACCCCAGAAAGAAACCCCAATATAACACTTGGATTTTTACTCATTGATTGGTTATTTAGTTTATCTACTAAATTCTGGTACATCTTATGTCTACTTGCCTGAATTGATCCTGCAACTGTAGCCATTCCAGTTATTCCAGCTATACCCGCAAGACCCATTCCAATCTTTCTGAGCAGAGCACTTTCGCTAATAATTTGATTTTCGTATAAACTCTGAACAGATATCATTGTTAATGTTCTCCTATTTAACTTTACACTTATAAGTGAACAGATAATTAGATTTAGATAACATCTGTGGAAGAGACCATGCTTTAAACCGTTTCATCTCAATATAGTTAATTTTGAACTTATTTTTTTCAATATCAATTTCAAATTTTTCATACATTACAATAGAAAGAGGTAATGGAATAGGCACAGTTGTCGACATAACATCAATTGGTAAAGACGCAATTTTTTTAAATTCTGTTTTCTGACCAGAAAATAAATACGAAGAAGTTATAAATCTATCTGCTGAAATCTTTTCTCCACTAAATTCTTGTGATACATTACCCCCTTTATAAGCAACTACTCTTGTTGGACTTAAGTAAGAAATAAATAATTCAGAAGTTATTCCAGGCATCAACACATTACCACCAGTAAATGACATAACCTGATTTGTATCTGGATGAATAAAAGAATAAATATAAACATCACTTAAATCTTTAATTATTCCTTTATTTTTAAGTTCTATTAATTCTTTATCAACAGTTTTATTTGATTTGACTAATTTATGAACATATAAGTCTCTTGATATTTTACTCCAACTCTCGTATAAACTTTGAACTGATGACATGAGTTAATTTCCTATTATTTTGGTAAACTATTTTGAATCTTACCAGGTAACTGATTCCACCATTTTACAAATTCTGATTTAGTTTCTGGAGAGTAAAACAATTTAGCAGTTACCCCGAATCTATATTTTCCATGGTTTCCAACCCCATATCCACATTTAACATTTGATTGTTTGTTGAGATTGTCTGCTAATTGTTTCACATATTCAATAGATTGATCGTTTGGTCTAAATATTAAGAAAGTCGGAAGATCTAAATTTGTTCCCTGACAAGATGAAGTTGTTTGAATTTCTTTAATATTCATTAATTGTTTGATTGCTGTTGTTGGAACTTCTTTGTCAATATCAATACCATTAATCAACTTATGTGGGTGATCGGATACTCTTCCACTTATTCGTTTAGAGGGTTTATCATAAAGAATGGAATAGATAAACATTGGAGCATTGACTTTGGTTGAGGTTTGATTAAACATTTTTGAGTTCGATAACATTTTTGGCCTCGGCAAATTCTAGACTCAGATGAAATATAATTCTATATCGTGTGAATTAATAGATTAACTCACACGATACATTAAAGAATCTATCCAAGTACAAAATCACTGTCAGTAATAGTTTCATAAGAATAAGTAGTTGTATATGCACTTTCCGGATTTGAACTATCTGTCACAACTTTCGTTTTAATCTTTGCAAGAATAGTAAGGACATCAGTACTGGCATTATATGCAATGTCTTTAACTTCTACAATTCGATTATCAGCATTTGGTGTTCCAGATTTAAGCAGTCCATTTGCGTTTGAACCCCCAATAACCTGTGTAAGTGTAAATCCACAACTAAAATCAGAAATAGGATCACATTCACCAGCAGTGACGACATCAATTTCAACATCACCATCGGTATTAACATCACCAGTAAGAAGACCAGTTACACCTTCTAATGCAGCAGCAAGAATAGTTGCGACACTTGCAGCAGTAGTTGCACCAGTGATTGCTACCCGAACACTAGTCATTCCAGTAACATCAGGATCGCCAGTTGTGTCTCCAACAGTGTCCATATAAAAAGCATAAGTAAGTAAAGGAGTTGGAATGATGATATAATCACCATTATCGATATCTGCTTTTGCTGTACATGTGACCGTTGCGGAAGATGCAGATGCAGCTACTGTGTGGAGATTAACAACAGGACCTTCTGACGATACAAAATAAGCATCACTTGCTACAAATTTAACAATTGAATCTAACATGTTTTGATTTCTCCTAAAATATTGGGTATAATTATAAAAATCTAATGTAATTAACATTAGGGTCAGCAAAAATAATAATCAAATAGTTCGAGTATAGATCTTTAATCTTCGTCGATACTTTTCAATCATTTTTCTCATCTTAATAAATTTGCGTGAGTATTCAAGTTTATGGTACTTGTTAGTGAAATATTGTAATTCAAAAAAAGTTTTTAAACTGTCAACTAAATTATAATAATATATATCTCTTTCGACAGTTTCTTTTTCTTGTTTAATAATGAATCTATTTTTTTGATATAGTTCTTCAGTAGTCAGTTTAGTATAATTAATTAAATCAAATCCAATTGAAAATGCAAAATTAGGCATTTCTCGAAGTTGAAACATATAATCTAATAATGGCTTTATTCTTTCTTTATTGTCTTCAAAATTAATTTGTCCAAAAGGTGGTGGAAGCAATCTAGATTTAATCGGTTTCCCATTATATGTAATTAGACTTGGTATCTTTCTATCAGTAATCATGTGAGAAAACTCATGTAGAAATACATTAATTAATTCTTTATTTGAAATTTTATTTACATCTTTTTGATTTTTAGGTATATATATTAGTATTTTGTTTGGTTTAACATATTCTCCAATAAGTACTTTATACCCAGGGTCTTGATTTTGACGATATTGTAAATCTACTTCGAATTTCGATCCTGCATTATCTCGTAAAACTAATAACACATCATCGTCAATCTTTTCTTCTAACCCACCATAATCAATATATTTAAATATAGAATCAATTAATGTTTCTTGAAGTATTAATTCACCATTTTCAAACAATTCATGAATACTTATCATAGAATCTCCTGAACACGACCAACGACACCATTCTCAAGACGGACTTTAATCCCCCTTGTGTGTGTTTTTTTATTCGTCAGCAAGTCTTTGACTATACCAACATCGAAGTTTTCAGTTCGTTGATTCTCTTTTCTTACAATTTTGACTTTTAGACCTGGTTTGATATTTTCTCTTTTGAAATGTGGGTTATTATTCACTTTTGATTGTCTAGTTTGTTTGTTTTCTTGTGTTGATTTAATAATTGGATTATCATTCAATACAGGATACATTCGATTACCGACTGGTGCTGCATCATAAAATTCGGCTATTGAGAGCATTACAAAGCCTCTATTTAATTGTTTTTTGGCCTCGGAAGATTTATGATTCTATCAAAAATAAGTGAGGTATATACATTAATTAAATACCCCACTTATTATAAAAAAATAAATTATCCAAGCCCAAGAGCAACTCTTTCTAAACGAGCAGTTTCTCGACTTTCTTCAACTAATGTTTGATATGCTGTAATTTCTCCAGGTTCATCATCTTGCATTGTATAAGTTCCCGATAAAGAACCAATCGAAATTCTTGAAAAGTATTGTTCGTCATCAATACTATACACAGATCGAATTCTATCACGAAGACGTTGATATGAAAGTTTTACATGAGGGCAGTTATCTTTAATTTGTGTTTTTAATTCATCTGTTAAAGTCACTTCACCAATATTATTAACTATTTCCGTTGGTTGGTCTGGAATAGTTAATCCACCGGGCCAATATACATAAGTGTACCCATCAATTGTACAAAGTTCTACTGCTCTTACTGTGTCATCTTCACTATAATCTGGTTCAACAATAACGATAGTAGAAGAGTGCATTTCGTCGTACTGTACTAAAACTTTTTGGTATTTTAATATCATTTTTAATATCCTTTAAAATTTTAAACATATAAATTATCGAATTAGTGCTCTTTGCATGTCCTAAAATCGATACAACAGACAATTGCTTATTGTGTTTAACTTTTTTCTTAAATTTAAAAAGACTATATTTTCTAATAAATCTTTTTGATTTCCAAGTTCGATATCCGACAAAATTCAATCCTTTCTTAATTTTTTGAATTGTTGATTTAGATAATGTTAAATTTAATTCTTTATCAATAAAATTAATAATTTTTAATCTATAGTTAATACACTGATCTCGTGTAATTCCTATCAAGATAAAATCATCAACATATCGAATATATTTTTTAACTTTTAAAACTCGTTTTATAAAATAATCTACTGGAGTCATATAAATTAATGAGTAAATTTGACTCAGTAAGTTACCAATTGGGATACCTACTGGAGTATCCATTTCTGTAAACATCATCATTACATCAACTAATCGAGCATCTTTAATTTTCCTTTCAATTAGTTTTCTTAAAATTGCCCTATCTATTGAATAAAAAAATTTTCTAATGTCTAGTTTTAAAGTATATTCATTATCTCCACAAGCACGCATATACTTTTGTGTTTTCTTACTACATTTATGAGTACCCATATTTTTTCTACATGCAAATGATTGATCGATAAATGTTTTATCAAAAACTGAATAAATTATTCGATAAATTGCATGTTGGACTACTGTGTCCCGAAAAGCTGGTGCATAAATCATACGCTGTTTAGGTTCATAAACAGTAAATTTTTTATATGATCTTGGTCGATAAGATCCATCGTGGAGTTCATTATACAACTCTTCAAGATTCCTACCAAGAGATATTTCAAAGTTAAAACATGCTTGTTTCTTCCTTTTACTCTTACTTGAGTCAATATATGCATAATAAAGATTTCTTTTACTAAACACTATATCAAATAAATTCCCTATTCGTTTCAATTAATTAACGTCCTAAAATTTAAACATACTTGATCTTCGAACTGGTCTTTTAGCCTACCAAAAACGTATGTTTTGTTGATTTCGCATATTGCAGGAAACGCTATCCCTATGATTCCACTGTCTCAATATCTGAGTTTGAGGTATTATAGTCGGCCCGAAACGACACATTGTTGTTCGAGTTCGTGCGGTTGTTGTTCCAATTCACATTCCAAACACCGGCATTCGTCGTGTTGTTCCAATTCCCACCGGATAGCACACATGTCAATAGCGTTCCCTATAAAACTTATTATATAGTCAAAAAACATAAAAAAATTTAATTCCACTGTTTATGCTCTTTAACACTTTTTATCCACCCACCAATCATTTTTCCTAATTCATCTATCAAATTTGAAATTGCAAGATATTTTTGACCTTCAATTTTTTTAATCGATTTATGTCCGTCTTTAAAATTAAAATACCCTAAAGAATACGATAAATAAATTTGCATTCTAAGTTTTTCATGACATATATCAAGATTAGTCAAAGTTGTCTTTTTAAAATATTTCTTTTGACTTTCAGTAATCAAATCATATATTTCATATGCCGTTTGTCTAATTAGATTAGATAACGCATATTTTTCATGATTCGGAAAATGATTCAAATAAATATTTAATAGTTTCATCATTTCAACAAATTTCAGGTTTAACGTCGGTTCAGGTGAAGTCTTCAATTTTTTCCTTTTCAAATTTTCAAATATTTAAGTTTAAAATAGGCCACTATCGTGGCCTAAACAAAGTTACAAAAGAGAGGCGGCCCGAAACGACACATTGTTGTACGAGTGCGTGCGGTAGTTGTTCCAACGCACATGCCAAACACCGGCATTCGTCGTGTTGTACCAATGCCCACCGGAGAGCACACATAGTTCGTTTCTAATATACTGATAATAGTAATCTTTACCAAATAAATTAGATCCAGTTACATCAATACCATCTTCATCAGTAGGCATACCAATAGATCTGAGTACTGCACCATTTCCTGTCAGGTCTTCTGATAGTACTTGATTTGCTCCAGATCCCATTCTTTGGGCAAACGCATTATTTGGATAAACACTATCAAAAACTGGTGTAAATTCAGTCATCATAGCAGCAACACCAGTTGCACCCCAATGATCCGTAGCGCCAGAATTGCCGCTTGTGAAATCAGACATAGATGTAGCTTCATCTGCTACATAGAAATTACCGACTGTAACTGTACCTCCATGAGTACCTTGAACCCAATAGGCATCAAATGTAGAAGTATTAAGATTGTCTATTGTAAAATTATTAGCATCAATTACTGTAATTTGGTATATTTTATCATCAATAAGTTCCCAATCATTATCTACTACACTCATTATCTGTGCATAATTACCAGTAGTGTATCCATGTGCTGTTATAGTCACATTAGCTGGATTTGATCTTGTTATATCTTCAATCGATTTAGTTGCAGCAACACAAGTAACACCAGTACTAATTTCATACATATTACCATTTAAATCAGCAACTCCACAATTTTGTCCATTATGTGTTGTTTTGGCAAAGGGTGTACCCGATCCTGTTAATCCACAATTAGAATATCCATCTGTTAAATATGAAATCGTACCATCATTTACATCACCAAGAGCATTGTCATTACATCCTTTTGGAAAATTAGTTACACCAGTACCATCATACCATGCACAATTAGGTGTTGCTTGAGCTGCTTGGCCATGAGCTGTTGCAAGCATTGCAAGATTAACATAAATAAATCTTGAACAACAAAACCAAGCTGTACTACCATTTACTGCACCATCAACTCCGTCACGGGCATGAGCTGCTGTAATTGCTTCGTAATAATAGTTTCCTGTACAGGCTGTTAATTCTGATATAGGATTATGTGCCGAGTAAGTAGACAATGGAAGTCCGTTTTTAATACTAGAAGCTATGTGTCCAGTGCCCCAAGCATTTTTACTTGATTGATATTTATCAACAAAATATCCCAGATGTGTAGTCCCTCCATCAATAAAACATCTTGGCAGAAAATATCCAGCCGCATTAGCTGCTGTTTCATCAGCATATGTTGAATATTTCATAACACTAATTTCATTTACACCAAAACCATTAGAACCTGTACCAACTTTCATCCAATGGATTGGAACATAACATACTATAGACCCATCTTGATATTGATAATTGCCATAATTATCATTCATTAACTCATATGTTCCCGCCATTGCGGACATATTTGTAGGTATTAGATTAGTTGGACAAATTCCAACACCAAAACCTATTCCCCCAGTTGTACCTATATCATTAACATGAACACCATCAACAGGAACAAGATTATCACCTTCTCCCATGGATACAAATAATTTGCCAGCTTCGTAATCAAATACTGGTTCACCAGACACAGCATCTTTATAATTAGTTACAGCCTGAGTTGTTCCTCGTTTAAATTTAATAGTAACAGCCATCACATTTCTCCTAAATAATAGTAAAAAAATAAAACATCAAATCATCAAATCTCCGCAATCAATAACAATTACCTCTCCATCGTCATAAATTAATAAATCTCCACCATCAATAACAATTAAATTTTCACCTTCATAACCTATTAACTCCCCATCAGTTATTACTTCTTCTACTTCTTCT